CGGCCCGCGATGCTGTTCGGTGCCGTGGCGGTGATCTCGCTCTTCGGGAACTTCTGCCGGTAGCGTAACCGTTAAGAATGTCAATGCATGCGGACAGTCCACAGCGCGTACATTAAGTGTTACGCTGGCAACGTGTATCGATGGTGGAGGCATTGATACCGATGGTGTACCAGATCCAGCTGGTTGCTGGGTGGTTTCAGCTTCTAATTGCTTGATACGTTCTTCATGTAGCGCGTTACTGTCTCTGATCATCTTTCGGTATTCTTCAATACCGAATGCTTCACGCTCTAACGATTCCTGCATCTTGTCCGGCTCGTTGGCATAACGTTTACGAATTTCTGCAACACGTACTTGATATGCCGCTTCTCGTTGACCAAGCCTCTTATTATTTCCTTCAATGTTATCTTTTGTTGATTGAATTAATTCAGCTGTTGATTTTGGAGGCGGTGTTTGAGCGGAGAGTGTTGGTTGCGATACAGCTGTGGGTTCCTTAGCTGGAGGAGTTGATGGTGTAGATTGTTGTGGTTGTGGATTACGCGCAGCATCGTCTTGTGCTGCTGCAATGAAGCTGGCAATAGGATTATCCGACGCCATTGCAGATGTAAAAGGTGCAAGACGAGCGCTTGCCTGTGCCCCGCCTGGAGCGGATGATACCATTTGCGAAAACTGAGACATCATCTGTCCAGCTGTTTCGTCTCTTTGAACGGGAGTTACTGGTGATGATGAAGATGGTGGAGGAGTGCTTCTACTTAATCTTGCAGCCTCAGCAGCATCGTAGCTACCATCGTCTTGGTTAACCGGTGGAGGTGTTGTTGATGTACCGGTCCCACCTTCAACCTCAACCTCTGCGTCGTCACCACCACCATCGGAACGTTCTGATGCAGCCATCGCCATTGTTGCGGCTGCTAATGTTCCTGTTACAGCTAATGCAGCAACACCAAACTTTTTCAAGAAAGAACCAAACATGCGTTTAGTTTTTCCAACGGTTCCCAATAGAGAAGAGACAATACCGCCCTTCTTTTCTTCTGGTTTTGAAATTTCAGTGCCAGCAGCAGTCGGTGCTATTTCTCTTGTCGACTCGGATAGTGCTTCCTCTCGCGCTGCCAAATCACGTGAGCGTGCTTGTTCACGCAGTCTTTCTGCTTCACGCATCGAGACAACCTGCGCGTTCATAATACCAGCAATGTTATAAATGTTATCAGCAATATTCATTACGATACGCTCTATGCGTATCAATGTCATGTCATTGTCACTGATAACCTTTTCTTGCTCCTTCAACGCATCAACGACGTCACTTTCTTGATCGTCTGTCTTTGGTGCAAACTTACGCTGGAATGATCTTTTCAATGCAGAGCCAACAATACCAGAGCCAAAGAGAGAACCAGTGATTCCTCTTACTGCCTTGGATCTTGCTGCTGATTTTAAATCGTTACCGAGAGAACGCTCTGCCATTTATTATGTCTTCTGTTTTAGACGTTGTTGTTCTTGTTCGAGGTAGTCTTTCAACATATCAACATACAAATCACGTTCGAAAGGATACATGCTTTCAAGTTCTGATAACGAATATTTATGATGCTGAACCATGCTAAACAACAACGAGTAGTAGTTGGCTAGAGTGTTATGGCTCAGCCCAATGAAAAAAAATCATTCAGTGTCCGCAAGTTAATTTCAACTACTTTTCCGTTACTGTTCGTGTAACTGACTGTGTGTTCAATCCTTGGCATGCTGTCGATGAATTCTTGCATCTTTTGATACGTTGGGATATCAAACCCCTCGATGAACTCCTCAATTTCTTCTTTGGAGAACTCGTTGATTTTGTATACGCGATCGCCTTCATAATAGCAATCAATACATGCTTGCATGATAGCGAAGTTGAAATCAACCGGGTTCGTGATGTTTTCAACATCATTCATGATTTTCATCGTCGGATACTTCAACACAATGCCAGATTCTGGTGTGATTTCAATTTTTGTGTTGACTTCTTCTGGTTTAATTACCTCGATCGCTTCAAGATCGACCTCGACATCATATACTTGCTTGTCTTCGTTATCACGGTACTGTAACTTGACAACGTTCTGGACTGATTTGGAGCGTAGCTTAATAAAGAAGTACTCCAAGTCAAACGTCGTGAAGTCCTCAACACTTAGGCGAGGTTCAATGATGCAGTTAGTGATCACTTGCTTGATTGCTCTTACAATATCAGCCTGATCTTCGCTTGATTGTGCAATCAGTAGTATCTTTTCTTCCTTGACGAGGAAAGGACGATATGTCACTGTTTGTCCTGTTGAAGGGAGCGTCAGGTTAAATGTAGGGTGTGAAACGGAAGGCAGCTTCATAATGTATTCCTAGTTCAAATCAGTTGAAAATATTTTTAATAGTTGTTGTGCTTGCAAGAGCATCTTGCACATTACGTGGACGCTTGAGAGAAGCAATTGCTTGAACGGCTGTACCGAGCTTGACAAGCTTCTGAAGTGTGCTGAGTCCCTTGATGCCGTTTTTAGTAAGTTGTGCGGACTGATCAATGTTGACAAGACGAGCGTAGCTATATGTGAATGAAATATTGAATTTCATCATATCAGAATCGGACCAACTTAGACCAATGTCTGGAAGGTTCTTTGGGAACGCGTTGAACAAACGATAATGCAAAATTGTATCGTTCGATTCGTTGTATGTTGTTATATCAATTGTCGTTTGATAGTCTTGCTTGAATTCTACTTCGTATGGTGCTATACCGTTGTAGCCAACGATGTTTGCTGGGCCGTCGAAATCAGACTTGACAATACCATGCATCCAGCGATAGAAGAACTTGTATATCTCACCACGACCGTCCCCGATCATCCCGACACTTATATCATTGAACCCCGCGCCGTATGCTACATGATCCTGTAAGCCATAACCATAACGCTTGATCGAGTCTTCTGTTTGGATATTAATACCAGGCAGTTGCGTGCTTTCAGCAAGAAGAGAAACCTTTGGCAAAACATCTTTTGCATATCCAACCATCATACGAGGTGCAGTAATAGTAACCTCGAAAAGATTGGTGCGAGCAACACCGCTCTCCCGCAGCTCCGCCATAAAGTTATTCAACTTACTTGGGCGCGGGGACTTTGATTTGCCAGTTAAAGATTTCAACGCCGCTATTGTTCCAATAGCGTTCATTGCTGTATTGAGTTTAGACATTATCGTGGTACCATTCGTCTGCTATCTTTCCATACCTGTTGTTTTGTTGCACCAACAAAACGCTCCAACGGTAAGAACAGCGCTGTCTCCCACTGATCAGCAGGGATCCAGAGGAAACGGGTTCTAACATGGTTATTTAGGTAGTGCTTCACACATGGTTGGAAATAACGAAAACGTGATGCACGTGATAATATTTGATACGATAATCTGAGTTTTGTCGTATCGTCATGTGCTTGGTTATTGGCAAGTGTATAGAGAGCATCCATCAGCTTTGCGCGCATCATGTGAGGTAGGTAGTGCATGTTGATACCGTAAAACCCACCCTTGACTCTGCGGAAAGGAAATATCAGAGGGAACTTATCGTAGTAAGGTAGATCTTCCTTCATTTTTGGATCGTACATGAACATATACATCCGCCCGACAGTGATATTCGCAACTAAACGATCCGAAGATGACATATTACCAATCACGCGCTTTGTATCGATAGGTGTAGTCACACTCCGTGCTTGCTCTCTTAGCCACGTTGATGCGTTTGTCGTTGCAGTCTGAATACTGGGAACTTCAGATAGGTACTGTTGAAAAAGTTGTGTCGCCATTAGAATTTGATTCCTAGTTCATGTTCCGTCATAATTAAAAACTTCCATTTACGGTCAGCACAAAAACTTCTTGCTGCTTCCCACTTGGCACTGTTAATGCCCCAAGTATATACCTCACGCAAATATCTCTTTGTTTGCTTCGACTGGACCGTCGGTGGTCTTGTTTCTTTTGCTGGCTTGATTTCGACAACAAGAGTCTCTTCCTCACCCTGTGCGTTTGCTTTCCTCAACCAGAAGTCCGGGAAGTACCGGTGTATTCTATTATCAATAGGTGAACGGTAAGGAATACAGAACTCCTCACTAGACCACTGAATAACGTCTTTGTGAGCATCTAAATACCCCATAAACTTTAACTCCCATCCACTACGGTACACAATGTTCTGTGGATTACCTTTATATTTGGAAGGATTACGTGGTTTGAAGAGGCCTTTGTAACTCATAGGAAATATTTATATGCCAGACATTAATGCTGCATTCAGCAGTTCATCGCTAGGAGATCTTGCAAACAAGGCCACGAGTGCCTTGGGTAGCATTGGTGGCAAGATTTCCACTGCCGTTAACAGCACTGCCGCTGCTGCCGGTGCAAAGATCAAAAGTGCATTTGCATCAAAGGATCTACCCTACCAAGCAAAATCAAAACCTAGTTCGTCAACACCTGAAAGCACACGGGCAGGGTTTATAAAATCGCAAATCCCTGCAACGAGTCTGGTATTTCCTACGACGATGAAATATTATACCTTGTTTACGTTCATTAAGTATGAGCGTGGGTTTGCTTTAAAGCAGCCGGAAGAAAGACCAACTGTAAGTATTGTACTACCAATCCCGTCGA